ATTAGAGGCGCAACTAAGTTTTTTGGTAGTAAGTAGTATGGCATTAACCGACGCTGAAAAAGATAAACTAAAACGATATGGGCTTGCGGGTTTGAATAAGCCTAAGAGAACCCCCAATCATAAAACTAAGAAAGGGATAGTAGCAATACGTGATGATGAAAGTATTAAAGTCATTCGCTTCGGCGATCAAAAGATGGGTCATAACTACTCCCCTGAAGCTCGCAAGTCGTTTAAAGCGAGGCACGGTAAGAATATTAAAAAAGGCAAAACGTCTGCTGCTTACTGGGCTGACAAGATGTTTTGGTCCGGTCCTTCGGGGAGTAAGAAAGATCCGCCTAAAAGTCAGAAACATAAGAAAGGCGCTTAAAGTCTGTGCTTTCTGTAGCCGCAGAGGGTGCGCGTGTGCAGGCAAAGACAAATGCGAGTGTACTAATGGCTAAACCGTTAACAGAAAAACAACAGAAATTTTTAGATGTTTTATTTGAAGAGGCTAATGGTGACATCCACCTAGCTAAAAACTTAGCAGGCTATTCACAGGGGAGTTCCGCATCTTCCGTTATTAGTGGCATTAAAGATGAAATTGTCGATGCTACTAAACTTTACATGGCACGTAATGCACCACAAGCAGCAATAGCTGTTGTGTCTGGTATTGTGGACCCAACTCAACTGGGCATTAAAGAAAAACTTAACGCAGCAAAAGACCTACTAGATAGAAGCGGTATTATTAAAAGCGAGAAAATACAGGTTCAATCTTCGGGGGGTGTAATGATTTTGCCGCCCAAAGAACAGTTAGAAGAGGAAGATGACAGTTAAAAGCACAGGCACATGGGTTCTACCTCAACCCTTAGACGTTCAAGAGGACAATGAGTGGATAGCTCTACCACGAATTGGGCGTACTGTACCTTTTGGGTATGAATTAGATAAAAATAATGATAGAGTTCTTAGACCAATAAAACTTGAATTAGACTTACTGGAAAAAGCTAAAAAGCACCTTAAAGTATATTCGTATAGAGAAGTAGCTAATTGGTTAAGCACCCAAAGTGCTAGATATATTTCTCATGTTGGTTTAATGAAACGAGTTAAAGATGAGCGAAGACGTAAAAATAAAGCTAAAAGCCTCCGCAACTGGGCAGCTTATGTCGAAAAGGCGCTCGCCGAAGCGGAAGCCCTTGAAAAAGAAAGACTCGATCATAAAGCAGGTTGAGGCTCCTATTGCAGAAGTAAAACTAAGTGTAGTACCTGTTGACGAAATACCGCCCGAAGAAAAACACAATATAATCTTTAAGCCTAATCCGGGTCCACAGACTGCTTTTCTAGTTGCCCCAGAAAGAGAAGTTTTATACGGCGGTGCAGCAGGCGGGGGTAAAAGTTTTGCTATGCTAGTTGATCCCCTTAGATACATGGGGCACCCAGCCTTCAGTGGACTACTACTGCGGCACACAACGGAAGAGTTAAGAGAACTTATATTTAAGTCACAAGAGTTGTACCCTAAAGTTTGGCCGGGTATTAAGTGGTCAGAAAGAAAGATGCAATGGACTGCACCATCAGGTGCTAGATTGTGGATGTCTTACTTAGATAAAGATGATGATGTTTTAAGGTATCAGGGTTTAGCGTTTAGTTGGATTGGTTTTGATGAGTTAACGCAGTGGGGAACGCCTTACGCTTGGAACTACATGCGGTCTCGTTTACGTTCTACCGCATCTGACTTACCTGTATATATGAGAGCTACTACAAACCCCGGTGGTAGAGGGCATCATTGGGTTAAAAAAATGTTTATTGATCCTGTTGCCCCAGACACTAGGTTTGATGCAACAGATATTGAAACGGGTGAAACTTTAAGGTACCCTATTGGACACGAAAAAGCAGGTAGACCTTTATTTAATAGGCGTTTTATACCTGCTAGACTAAGTGATAATCCGTATTTATCTGACGGTGGTGACTACGAAGCAATGCTTTTGTCTCTACCTGAACAACAGAGAAGGCAATTACTTGACGGTGACTGGGATATTAAAGAGGGCGCGGCCTTTACGGAATTTGATCGTAGAGTACACACTGTTGATCCCTTTGATATTCCTAATAATTGGGTTAAGTTTCGTGCATGTGATTATGGTTACGGCTCTTATTCTGGCGTACTGTGGTTCGCAGTTTCACCTGACGAACAATTAATTGTGTACAGAGAGCTTTATGTGTCAAAGGTGTTAGCTACTGATTTAGCGGGTATGGTTTTAGAACTTGAGGCAGGTGACGGTAATATGAAATATGGGGTACTAGATAGTTCCCTGTGGCATAAAAGGGGAGATACTGGACCTAGCCTTGCTGAGCAAATGATTATGCGAGGGTGTCGTTGGCGACCTTCAGATAGAAGTAGAGGCAGTCGCGTATCAGGTAAAAACGAAGTACATAGAAGGTTACAGATAGACGAGTTTACAGAAGAACCACGCCTAGTATTTTTTAATAACTGTACTAATATTATTTCTCAGCTACCCGCCTTGCCTATTGATAAGAAAAACCCTGAAGACATTGACACAGGGTCAGAAGACCACTTGTATGACGCACTGCGATACGGAATTATGTCGAGGCCACGTTTTAGTGCTTTTGACTATGACCCTATGACACCCCGTAATAGACCAGAACCTGCTGATGCAGTCTTTGGTTATTAAAAGGAATTGTAATGGCTATTAATAACGAAGAAAATATGATTGAAGCAGTCTCAACTTATGTTGAGGATATAGATAATACAGAAGACGCACCTATTGAACAGTTTAGTTCAGTAGTAAGTCACATTCAATCTCTTTATAGTAAAGCCAAATCATATCGTCTAACAGAAGAGCAGCGCTGGTTAAGAGCCTATCGTAATTACAGAGGTTTGTATGGCCCTGACGTTCAATTTAGTGAGGCTGAAAAGTCTCGCGTATTTATTAAAATTACCAAAACTAAAACTTTAGCTGCCTATGGACAGATTGTAGATGTACTGTTTGGGAATCAAAAGTTTCCAATTGTAATTGATCCTACAATTCTTCCTGAAGGCGTGACGGAGGCTGCCCACTTTGACCCAGCTTTACCCGACGAATTACGTGAGGGGGCAGAGACTACAGATACGCCGTATGGTTTTGCTGGAGATGGCGCTGATTTAACTCCGGGTGCTACTGAACAATCATTAATGCTGGGAGTATATGAAGAAAAACTAAAAGGTGTTAGTGGTGTTAAAGAAGGTAAGGGCCTCACGCCGTCTTCTGTAACTGTTTACCCTGCAATGGTTGCAGCTAAAAGGATGCAAAAGAAAATATTAGACCAGCTAGAAGAATGCCATGCTTCTAAGCACTTGCGTAGTACTGCTTTTGAAATGGCTTTATTTGGCACGGGTATGCTTAAAGGGCCGTTTGCTGTAAATAAAGAATATGCAAATTGGGTAAACGGAGAATATTCACCAGTTATTAAAACAGTTCCTCAAGTTAGCCACGTCAGCCTTTGGAATTTATATCCTGACCCTGACGCAAATAACATGGAAGAGGCTGAGTACGTTATTGAACGACATAAACTTAGCAAGAGTCAGCTTAGAGCATTGAAGAAGCGTCCTTTCTTTAGACACAATGTTATTGACCAGTGCATTAACATGGGTGAATCATATATAAAAGAATGGTGGGAAGACGATTTAACTGATTACGAACAGCAGCATAACATTGATAGGTTTGAAGTCTTAGAGTATTGGGGCATTATGGATGCTGAAATGCTTGAAGATGAAGACATTGATATTCCAGAAGAGTTAGAAAATGTAGATCAAGTTCAGGTTAATATTTGGGTTGTTAACGGTAATGTTATTAGGCTAGTGCTTAATCCCTTTAAACCTGTACGTATTCCGTACATGGCTGCGCCATATGAGCTTAACCCTTATTCTTTCTTTGGTGTTGGTATTGCCGAAAACATGGATGACACTCAAACGCTAATGAACGGGTTTATGAGAATGGCTGTAGATAACGCTGTTCTTTCAGGTAATTTACTTATTGAAGTAGACGAAACGAATTTGGTACCGGGTCAAGACTTGTCCTTGTATCCGGGTAAAGTATTTAGGCGTCAGGGTGGTGCACCCGGCCAGTCAATTTTTGGCACATCATTTCCTAACGTAGCGGGTGAAAACCTACAGTTATTTGATAAGGCTAGGCAGCTAGCAGATGAAAGCACAGGCTTTCCTTCGTTTGCTCATGGCCAAACTGGTGTGTCCGGTGTAGGCAGAACTGCTAGCGGTATTAGTATGCTTATGGGTGCGGCTGCTGGTGGTATTAAAAATGTTATTAAGAACGTAGATGATTATCTGTTAAAACCATTAGGTGACGGCATGTTTAACTTTAACATGCAGTTTGACTATGACAATACTATAAAAGGTGATCTTGAGGTTAAAGCTAGGGGTACAGAAAGTCTTATGGCTAATGAAGTACGTAGTCAAAGACTTATGCAGTTTCTTGGTGTTGCAAGTAACCCGGCTCTTGCACCCTTTCCAAAGTTCAGCTATATTATGTCAGAGATTGCTCGCACTATGGATCTTGATCCTGATAAAGTTGTTAATACAGCAGAAGAAGCTGCTATTCAAGCTGAGCTACTCAAAGCATTTCAAGCTACTCAGCCACAACCTGAACAGCCTGTAGCGGGGGCTGATGCCGCTGACCCAACAGGGGCCGGTGGTGGTACTATAGGTATAGGTATGGCACCCGGACCACAAGAACAAGGATTTACTGGTAATGAGCAAAGACCCGCAGAAGCAGGCGGACCAACTGAAGGCGCTGGTGGCGAGCAGCCAGTGGCGTAATTTTACATATTACTTAGCCGAACTCAAAGAACAACAACATAGAGTACTAGAACAATCAGTAGAAATACAAGATATTTATAGGGCGCAAGGTTCCTTAGAAGCTCTTAATAAGCTAATTAACCTTGAGAAAATAATGCAAAGGACATAACTATGGCAAAAGACCCCGTATCAGGAAACGAAATACCTCTTGGAAGCACCGCAGAAGAAGTACGTGATGATCAGCCTGCAATGCTAAGTGAGGGTGAGTTCGTTGTTCCTGCTGACGTAGTTCGTTACTTTGGCGTACAGTACTTTATGGACTTACGTGATAAGGCAAAGATGGGCTACGAGGTAATGAATAAGATGGGTCAGCTAGGTAATAGTGAAGATGCTGCTATGCCAGACGATACGTTATTTAATAGGGGCATGCCTTTTACTATTGATGATATTGAAGTCGTATCTCCAGATGAGCTAAAAGAAAAAATGGAAGATGCAAAAGAAGATGACGTAATTGAAGCAGCAGATGGTGCTTACGTAGCACCCGGTCAAATGCAACTTGGCAACAATATCGATGTACAAACGGACGCAGTTTTTAATTCTGTGCCACGTCCACGTTATGGTAGAGATCCTGTAGTGCCTGAACCTACAGGCTTAGGCCAGTTCTATGGTGAAGGTTCTGCCTTTGGTACTAGGCCAACTTATTACATGAGCCCAGATAGTGTTATTCATACCTCGTATGGCATACTGGGAATGACGCCTGAAGAGGAAGAGGATTGGATTCAGATTACTTCTCCAGCAGAAATTAGAAACTATGCTGAGGTTTTAGCTAGTATGCCTGCTACTACAGAAGAACGAGAAACCGATGAAGCTTTTGATCAAACCACTGAGGGTGAAGACGATCCAAATGCAGAAACGTATGACGAAACCGGGATGCGCGGCGATTTAGGGGCACTTGGACGAGGCATGGGAGCTGCTGGTAGGGGTGTAACAAGTGCACTTGGTGATGCTCTTGGTGCTCTTGGGGTCGACACGGAGGGACGCGACGACGCTAGCGACGACTCTAGTAATAATAGCCCAACCGACGACGCTGGTAATATGGCTAGTGGTGAAGACGATATGATTTAAAGTTTAACTACCGTGAACTAATCACACGGCAAAAAAGATTAGGTTTGCTGGCTACTCATCCCCCTGCATAGCAGGCTACGGTGGCCCCGGATAAAGAGAACTATTATGTCACAATTAGAAGAAGTTAGACCTGTAGAAAAGAAAGGCTTTATTTCACAGCCTTATTCAAATGCTGATCGCAT